CTCCGTCAAGCCCAGGTACTAAGGTATGACTAGAACCAATTCTTTGATCATGTGTAATCATTTGGCGTACTATTGAATAGTCTGCACCGCTCTTTTCACAAATATCAAACAGTTGATTAAAAAAGGCTACTTTTGCCGCTAGGAAAGAGTTTATACTGTACTTGGTCACAGATGCATCTATTTTAGAGCATTGAAAAAATAATTTACAATTAGGTAACACTGAACTAAAAGTTTCCTGCCAAAAGCCTTCAGGATCTTCACCGCCAATAATCATAAATTTCTGTTCAGCAAAATCTTTAGCAGAAGTTGCCGCACGTAAAAATTCTGGACTATAAACAATTGAATAATCTTTATATACTTCATCAAATGCTTCAAGCGCACTAGGCGTTACTGTGCTTTTGATCATTATTGGCATAAAAATAGGCACTGAGTCTAAAATATTGGCAATATTCCTAACATCACAAATTCCATCTTCTGTGGTAGGAGTGTCAACACAAATAATCAATCCATCTGCATCGTGATGATCTTTTATTTCTTCGGTAGTATATTTTGGATCAACTATTACAATATCATGTTTGGTTTGTAATGTTTGGCCAACTGCCTTTCCAACAAATCCGTATCCTGCAATTATAATTTTCATATTAGAACTCGAAAAAACTGTTAAAGGTATTCTTTTCTTCTGTACTGTTAATATCCCAGTTAAGAACACCAATTAGATTTGATAATTTATTATCAATAATAGTCTGTTCCATCTCTGCATGATCAAATGCTAGATCCTTGAACCATTGCGGAAGACGCAACTCATCTACTGGATAAGCAACACTGGTAAATCCTAATGCATTAGGTTTTAGTTTACATACAATAACTTTGGCGCCGTCAGTGATACCCATACTGTATTTGTCGCCGTACATACGCTTCAGTGTATTCCAGTTAATACTAGCACGAACGTGCCCCGGCATATTTGCCTTACCTGCTTTAGCTTCTTTGGCTTGATACTCGGTAATTTTGTTAGCACGTTTAGGGCTACCTTTCTCCCAACCCGGTCTTGCTTTAAAACGTATTCTAAATTCACTAATGTGATCCAACACTTGTTGTTCGCTAGCACCTGTTAAGACTAATTCGAGAACATCGCTTAAGAAGTTTTGAATAAATTCTGGAGTATCACTGCGCTTTAGATCTAGTCCCATGGCTTTGATCTTACCTGGTTTGCCATCTACGTCTGCCCGTTTGCCTTCTTTATCATAATAAAGAACAGCATAACGCTTTTTAGTAATGAACAATGATTTACTACCAACAATTTCACGACCTGCTTTGATAACTTCACCGCGGCTTTTTGGCACGTGAAATGCATCCAACATAAATTGCGGAAAGGTATTGTTAACTTCTTCGCCAATTTGATCATACAACTGAACAACACTTTCTTTAGTCCACGGCAATTGCCCTGCGTTGATTTCTTTTTCCAGTGTTTTATACGCTGAGAAATAACAACTGTCAGTATCTCCATAGATAATGGCTTTGCCGGTGTGATTATATTCGCCTGCAATAATTTCGTTAACCTTTGATGCCATATGTTTAGCAATAGCACGACCAGTTAATGTGGTTGATTGTCCAATACGCTTGTCAAAGAATCTACAACCGTTGTTAAGAATAGCACCATACAAACTGTTCAAGTTAATCTTTTTAACTAGTTGTCGTTTATCCCAGTATTCTTCTTCAACCTTGTTACCAGCTTTAACAGCTTCTTTTAATTTGGCCTGCATTTCTTTACGTTCAGCATACCAACGTTTGAGCAATCCTGGAATAATACCTTCCTTCTCATAAGTAAAGATTGTGCCATTAGCACTGAGAATCCACGGCTGATTACTTTCATAAATCAATCTATATACTTCTGCGGCACTGACTACGTCAACGTCTCCGTTTTCCCAGTCGATAGTAATGTCTGTGCCAATCTCTTGGTTCATGACAGCAGTATACTCTAACGATCCAAATACACCTTCCCATGCCGCCGCAAAACTTTTGCCTTTTGCCACCATGTTATCAATATATTCTTGTGTAATAGTTTGACGCAACTGTCCAACGATAGTTTCTGGACCCATGTTAAGTGCTCTAATTGCACTGGGATACAGACTGTTAATATCCAAAGAACCGATCCAGTCATGAATTCCTTCTTTAGGATAAGCAACATACGCACCAGCGGCACCTTCATTACCTTCTCTATCGTCCATCTTAGTTCTGTTGGGAACTTGGAAGCCTCTGCGGTGTGCTTCGTTAATGATAGCCTGCTCAGTTACAGCAACAGCACCCATTGTAGTCTGTAACAATACTGTACATTCATGCGCCAGTGTGTTGGCAAGATCCATGAACTTTAATTTCTTATCTAATTTTTCTAGAAGCATACAGTCGTTGATGTTGTATTCAACAAATGTTCTAAAATCATTGTTGTACAACTGATCCAGTGTGCCTTCGTACTGTGTCTTGCGCTCGCCTAGTTCGTATTCTGCAATAGCATCTAGTCTATAAGTGTGACGTTCTTCATATGTATATTTGCGATACAGTTCAAGACTGTCCAAGTGTACGCGACCAATAAAGTCGTATGTGACTGCTTGCCTACCATACTTTTCATATTCACGTTTCTTGGGAAACTGATTAAACAAACAAAAACGTCTTGTATCTTCTTTGCTCAATGCCTTAGTTACACGATTAACTGTGTAAGGAATATCAAAGCCTTCGCTGTTCCATCCACTTAATACATCAGCATCTTTGATTAGGTCTAAGAATACGTCCAACATCTCTGCTTCTGTTTCATACAGCATTACGTTGTCAAAGTCTTTGACCATTTCTTTGGCATCCGCCATCTTAAGTTTCTTAGGAGGAACAGCCAAACATATCATTGTTTCCATCCATTGTAGGTAAACAGCAATGGCAGTAATCGGCATGAACGCATCATCTGGACTTGCATAGCCACGCTCCGGATCAAAGTCTACCTCAATGTCGAAAAATGCTACATTTAATTTGGGAGGCTCTGCGTTTAAATAGTTTTCACTTAGACAAACAAAGATTGGATTGATGTCAGCTTCAAACAGTTTTTTGCTACTGTTAATAGCTTGTTCTTTTCTTAGCTCTTTGGTATTTTTACAAATAATACGTGTGAGCGGGTCACCGTAAATACTTTGGAATTTGCCCTTAGGGTCTTTAAAATAAAACGTATGCTTGACAGGAATGTCACGGAACTCACGTTCTTGTTTTTTATTACGTTCGACCACTTTGATAACATCGTTCTCGCGGTCAAACCATGCATCTACATAGCTCAATATATTCTCCATATGTCATTTTCGGCTGACAAATACCTAACGTGCGGATTATGGCCCGCTTGCCCTTGCGTGTACTACTTATTAGATACGTTTTGTAATATCTAAAATTGCTTCAATTTCTTCCCAATCTGCATTATGTGCCTGCCAATCGCCTTTGTGTGCAATCTTAATAGCTTTGTTAATGACGCTGGGTTTTACTTGTAATTCTTCTGCCACTGCCTGTACTGTTTCTTTTAAGCCTACTTGTAAGTCTTCGATTTCACGTAATACTGTTGATCCTTCAGTAATCAATCTTTCTAGTTTTGCCTTTTCTTCTGCGCCGTATGAACGTCCTGACATGTAAGTCTCCTAATGTATATGCCTATTATATACTAGTTATCTCAGTAATACAACCTCAAAGATATTTTTGAGGTGAAAATGGCGGAATAAATCCGCCATTATTAATATTTGATGCTTTTAATTCTTTCTAATACTGCGTCGTCTTGAGCTTTAATTGATTCATCCATTCCTGCGATTCCTTTCACCACGCCTTTGCCAAACCGCCATGCTTTATCTGCGACATTGCCAATTAATTCTCCAGTTCCAACAACAACATCTTTGGCTGCTTTTCCCGTTTTTTTACCTGCTTCGTCCGCAGTTAACTCTGGCTCCGGCTCTGTTACTTTTGCGGCCTGACTACTAACAGGTTCGCCGTTAATGCTAGTAACTGTTTTATCTGGATATTTTTCTTTGGCTTTTTTGACTAATAGTTCAGTAGTATATCTATCATCAGCGTTCCATACTACTGAACTATTGTCAGTAAATACAAGAGTAAATTTTTTTGTTGCCATATTAGTTCCTTTATTTAATTTTGCCAGCTCTTTCTGCTTTTCTTAAATATACCAATTTTTCTTGATCAGACATCTTGGACCACTTGTCCACTTGCCCTGCATCATACGGAATGTTTGCTATTGTTCCACGCTTGACAAAGGTGCCTTCTTCATCTGTTCCATCTGGGCCATACCATTTTTTATAATTATTACCAATGTTTTTCCAGCCACCTTTTTCTGTTGATATAACACTAGCGGCTTGATTTGATTGACCTAATTTTGCTCTAACCGCCGCAAGTCTTTTTTGTATTGCAGGATCTTTGGATTTTGCCAACTCTGCAATAAGTGCGTCAATTTGAGATTTTAGCTTTGCTAATTCTGATTCTTGTTCTGGTGTAGCAACAGGTTGTTTTTCGCCTGCTACTTTCGTAGCTTGATTTACTTCAGCATTCTTTTCAGTATCAGTTTTGCCGTCAGTGTCTGTTTCTTTGGCTTTTTTAGCGGCTTCAGCTTCTTTAGCGGCTTTTTCAGCGGCTGCTATTTCAGCATCTGTAGTAGCATTAGTAGTATCATTATTATCGGCGTTTGGACCGTCTAAAACTTCTTCTTCCGGCTCGGGTAATTCCTTATCTCTCGTATAAAGGTATGACCCACCCGCTGCCAACAATACTGGGATACTGATCAATCCACCAATTTTAGCTTTTCTGCTTAGTCTTTTCCAAAACCCAACTTCTTTCTCAGTACCTTCCAGACCTTCCCACGTACCTTTGTATGCAGGGTCATCTTTTAATACCCGTTCAAATTGTTCGCTAGTTGTTTCATTGGCCTTTTTAGTTGAACTTCCAGACGCATTTTCAAGTTCTTTGATTTTTACTGTGCCGTCATCCAGCGCAGTTTTGGCAACGGCTTTTTCTCTTTCAATTTCTTTCTTAACAAGTACTTCTGCACTAGTAGTAGGAGCAGGTGGTTCTTCTTTTGGCGGTGTTTCTGCCTTAGGCGCTTCTGGCTTTGCACTGCCTGTTTTTTTCTTTGCTAGTGCATCAGCATATGCTTTTTGTTGAAGAGCAGTGCCTTCCTTTGATAAAATCTTTTTCTCTAATTCAGGAATACTTAATTTTTCAGCTTTTGCAGTTGCTTCCGAAGTAGGGTCCAGTTGAGCGGCTACTGGGTCGCCGGCAGATTTGCCAGCGTTAGTGCTGACGCTTTTTACCGATCTGCCTTCTTTGGCAGCAGTTTCAACTTCATCTTTGATAATATCAGCTGTTTTATTTCTAGGAGTTTTAGGCGCAGTTGGACCCTTGCCACCGTCGACTGATTTAATAGTATAAATTTCAGTGTTGGGGATGAGTTCCCAAACTTCTTTGACCTCTCGCTCAACAAATTCACCAGTTATCTTACCATTGACCTTTTTTGGGTTTTTCATTACTGTGGCA